TTATTTCGAACAATCAGCATCCATCTCCAATCGGAGATCCAACACCATCAGCATGCCCTCCACTACGCCCTCAGCTTTCTGGAGCATCCTGCCAACCCAACAATCAGATCGCCCATGCTTACGTGCAAGCGCCATAAAAGTCATGCCGCCGACATAATAATCCACTAATAAATCGTGCAAATCGCTGTTGTTCTTTTTCAGGCGAGCCATGCACCCACAAATGATCATCGCGTCATCGTCACAACATTGCGGGCGGGATTTTACTTTTGAAGGGATTAGTCCTTTAAATCCTGCAGCAATAGACGACCAGGTGACATCCTCGTGATTATTTGCCACCCATGCCCCCCAACGTTCAAGAACCATTTGAATATCACGCATCAACTTTCTCCACAAAATCAGGCCAGCACGCCAATTGCCAGCGCACGATCGATAAAACGAAACATCAGCTCCAGCTGGGAGCCATACTTCTCTTCAAATGCCACGGTATCCGCATGCAGCTCGTCGTGATGCTTTCTGCACAAAGGCAACACAAAAAGGTCATGCGCTTTTGTACCCATTCCACCCTGACCGTGGCCTATCAGGTGGTGGGGATCATCAGCGGGCTTTCCACAACATGCACACGGCTGTGTCTTAACCCAGCGCGTGTACTTTTCATTAACCCAGCGGCGACGTTTTGGGCGTAACATAAAAGACTCCGGCGACTCCGGATCCACTTTCAGCGCCAGCACCTTTTTCGCTTTATCCTGGATGATGCTGGTGGCAGGAACCGAAGGCACAAGGTCACTTTCCCGGGTGACAGACGGCACAACAGGCTTTGGTAATCTCAGTGCCTTACGGGCTGCACTTTCCGGTAAGGCATCCGCCAGGTCATTACGAATCAGCCACCAGCACAGTTCCGGCATTGTCACAACGTGACTGTCATCAAAACCGAGATCCCGACGCACAACAGACAACACCCAGCGGGCACAGTTATCCGTTGCCATTGATTCCAGCCGTTCCGTGAACTGATCGCGCAGCTGGTTATCGCAGTGCCAGCACAGACGGATTGCGCCCGGAGCGTGTCGCATTGTGGTCATGTTCTCGCTGTGCCAGTCGGAATGAGGCCACTGACAGCCCTTTTCACGAAGTAACCAGCTTTCAAGACATTCCACGCCACCCGCACGACGAATAACTGCCTCATTGCGGAACACGGCCCGAACGGCAGGATCATCCGCCAGCGGTTGTGATGCCGCCGGAACGGCACCACTGGCGAAAGATGAATAACGTTCCGGCTCAGGCTCCAGCAGGACACGCCCCTGCATAAACAGGGGCATCAGCTCTGAACCGGGTCTGAACAATACGATCCCCATACGCGGGGCAATTTCAGGGGTCAGTAGTGCTCTCACGGTCACCTCAATGAACGGTATCGAGCAGCTTTAACAGCTCAGGGAATCGGGATTCGAAGAAATGCGGCTGCGTCTCGCGCGGATTTGCGGGACTGGTGATGTTCTTGCCGAACATGCAACCTTTCGCTGTCAGCGACCAGAATTTTTTGATGTTGTTAATCGCGGTACGGCTGTATCGTTCGCGTTGTTCAACGATCCCCAGCTTCGCCATCTGGTGATATGCCTGATTAGCCGTCAGGCAGATACCATACTGTTTCAGCAGTGCACTCAGTGACAGTGTCGGGCGACTTGAGCCATCAGGCGCGTCAGCAGGAGCATCAATGGCATAGCGCGGTGCCAGATTCGGTAAGCCAACAGCCTCCTGAAGCTTCTGACAGGCACCAAGCACTGAAGAGTTAGACAGGTTTAATTCCCGGCGCATAAAGTCCAGCAGAATCACACCAGCCTGCATCTTGTCAGCAGCCTGTCCGGATAATTTTTCCGGTGCGCTGGTTACCATATCGAAAGTACGGATCACCTTCAGATGGAATGACGGGCTGATCCACATTGCATAGGCATACACCAGTTCTTTGCAGACATACGTTCCCCGTTCATTTCCCCCATGAATCACACTCACCGGGTCAACACCCAAATTCTGGGTGTTGGTCAATTCATGAACAAGTTCAACAGTTTGTTGGCTGGAAAGAAACTTTCCTGGCTCCTTGGTTCTGGCATTTGCACCAGATGCTACTGCTGCGCGATGCAGATCGTTCAGGCTGTAACGCCCATAAGCATCACGACGAACTTCAATACCATCAATGACCATCAGATTATTCATACTTCGTTTCTCCTCTTGATCAGGCGGCTGCACCCGCCGTTTTCTCGTACTTACTGATAGTGATCTCGACCTTCCCTTCCGGGATAACCGGTCCCCACTCCACCAGCATTCTTTTCACCTGACTGTCGTCTTCCCACACACCCGCGTGGGTCAGGGCGTCAAACAGCGCCTTGTTATAGTTGTCCAGATCGCGGATCCGGTTATCCGGAGGAAACAACACAATCTCCACTGAAGCAGGTGCCGACGTTGGTTTTGGCAGACGACGTAACTGCTCAACTATTGCTGCACACGCCGCGCTCTGGAATTTGCGCCCCGCCGCGCTTATCAGGCTCTTACCAGCAAACGCCCCTTTGTTGGGGTGTCGCCAGTACGTGTTCACGCTGGGCGGAAAAGGCAGGATCAGCTTCATGCCACCATCTCCCTGACCAGTTTTTCTGCCTGCTGGCGAACCTGCGCCAGAAAGGCCTCACCACATGCCTCAAGTTCATCGCGCCCGATGTAGCTGATTGCCGGTCCCTTCCAGGTCTTGTCAAAAACAGCAATAGCACCAGCGAAAAAAGCTCCTGTCGGTACCTGCTTCTCGTCTTTCGGGATAAACCAGACAGGCAGTTCAAAACCAATACGCCCGCGAATAAAAGCAATATGATCTGCATCTTCCGGCCACCACACTTCGCTGGTGGCAGCTTTGATCAGGAAAACATAGCGCCCGCCCTTATCACGCATGGCACTGGCATGTTTCATGATGTAACGCATGCCGGTGATGTATTGCCCCTCATGCTGACTGGCGCGGCTGTATGGGGGATTACCAAAGGCAGCACCTTTAAGCTCCGCAAGACGTTCTGACCAGTCATGCGCCAGCGCGTTGTCTTCCGCCGTGTAATACGCGGCACATTTGGCGTTATCACCGTCAGTGAACAGATCCAGAACAAACGGGCCAAACAGGGTGTTAATTCCCCAGAAAATGTTGTCCGGCGTGCGCCACTGATCGCCCACTTCCTTCAGTTCATGGGCTGGTTTGTTCCGCAGTTCCACCAGCGCCTGGCAATATTTATTACTCATTAAGCCCCCACGTAATTCCCTGACAGATACCACTCTTCACCCGATGCAGCGCGCTTGCTGCTTTTCCGTAAGCACCGCTCACGACGCGCCAGAAAATTGTTTCGTTCTGGCTGGGAGTGGCTTTCACGGAATGCCGCCATCCACACGGTTGCAGCACGACGGTATAAGCCCCTGGACTCCAGTTCTTCCGCCTGGCGGGTCAGACACAAAATCACACGGGGATCGTTAGTGCCGACATAGAAATTGCGCACAGGTCTGGTTTCACGAACTGGTTGTGGTTCCGGTTCCTGCGCTCTCTCAGTCAGGCGCGGGAAATGTCTGCGTGTATCTCCTTCACAACGGTGAGCCACACGCCCACTCTGACGTAACTTGCTTGCTGACTGCAGAACGCGCTGCCGTGAGTAACCGGCAAAAGCATCCGCAATATCTCCGGAAGTACAGCCCGGATGGGCTTCAATGAATTTCTGAACGTCATTCAAAAGACTCATGCTCACCCCCTGAATCCTGCCGGGATCTGGCTGTAGTCCACGTTGTCGTAACTGGCTTTGAAGTACGGGTCTTCGCGTTTTTCGGTGTACGTGCTGACGGACGGCGATAAGCGCAGGAAAAGCTCATCCCATTTTTCCCGCAGCTTCGACGGGCTGAGCACGTTACGGCACCAGAACGGATCGCGACTGACGCGGCTGTACATCTCGCAGATTTGTTTATGAGTACGACCATCCTGCACACACATCAGGCGAATTTCGTTTGCCCAGGCTGTCCAGTTAGGTTCTTTGGGACGAACCACCTCGCCGTCACATTCGGCGGCCTGCTCGTACAGGGCGATGATTTTTTTCCAGAGCCACTGTGCGCAGGTCAAATCATCCTGCGTTCCCCACTGGCGCTTTTTAGGGCTGAATACAACCGCATCAGGATGGCGAGTTAAAAACTCCTGTTCAGCCGTCTGCGTGTCCGGTTGCGAAGCGTCCGGACGAGAAGTTTTTTTATCTGACGGATCATGTTTTGATTTTACTGACGGATCCCCGCCAGATTCTGACGGGTGAAAACCCGCTTTTTTGCCAGATTTCGACGCATCAAATTTTGACGGGTCAGATTTTGATGCGTCAGATTTTGACGGGTCAGAATCTGACAGTTGAGAAAATGCCGCTGCCTGAAGCTTCGCAACGTTAAGCTGATAAACATTCGACGCATTGCGGTTACCCTGGCGACGCGCCTTACGCGTTAACCAGCCTTCTGCTTCCAGCCGTGCGATAGCCGTTCTGACGGTACTCATTCCCGCGCCAATCTGGCGGGCAATGGTTTCAATTGATGGCCAGCACACACCTTCGTCATTACTGAAATCAGCCAGGCGGGCCATAATTGCCACGCTGGATAATTTCATGCCTGATGCAGCGCAACCATCCCATACATAGCCGGTTAATTTAGTGCTCATGACCGACCTCTATTTCCCTGAATTTACGACGAAACTGTTCGAGCGGGCTGAAGCACTCATGCTCATAGCCTTCGCGGAGGTAGATAACACGTTGTGTTTCCGGCTCCCAACGAATGACTCTGACGGGCACACCGTAGTGATCTTTGAACCAGCGGTTAACTTGTCGCAAAGGACTGTCTCCTTCTGCCGGTTGAAATCACCCACAGCCCACTCTGCAAAGCTGTGGGTTACAATTTCCCTGTCACCTGGTACATTTACTGCATAGCAATACTCCACCTTCGCTTTTCCACCCGGTACAGGAAGCGCAATCAGTTGCGAGCGACGGTAGTGTGTTGTTAAACTGTTCATGCGTTAGTTTCTCCACAGTCACGACACGCCACGGCGCCCGGAGCTGCACACTCGCGGGCGTCACTACTTTCTGAAACGCAAAAGATTTTGTAGACCAGTGCTGCATGCTCCTGCAGTTTCGAAATTGAGAGGTACAGCTCATCGTTAATTGCTGTCTTCTCATGCGGTTCCACTACACCGTCTTCAATTGCTGAACGAATCTGTTTTGAATAACTGCCGATCTGTTCAATGACTTCCAGCAGGCGTTGGTTGATATCGGCGTTGTCCACATCCTCGACGTCAGGAAGAGACACAAAGACGCCATTTGCAGACTGCGCCACAGCATCAGCAATGAAGTGAGTGCCACCAGCACGCTGTAAAACCATTGCCCATCCCAGCGGGAAAATCTGATCGCCATCTGCACGAAGGCGGTTGAATAAAGCGTTTTCTGTTACATCGAGCCAGTCAGCCGCTTCAGCGTAACCACCCGGCAACGCCGCGATAGTTTTTCTGACAGCTTTCACGTACCACTCAGGCTGTTTTTCTATTTTCCAGTGATGCTTACCCACGGTTAGCCTCATCGTTCTGTGGTTAAAAATTGAAAGTGTTCTGCTAATCTTTCGGATAGATATCCGGTCTTAAGTCAGATTTCGTAATTGCACCTGACGTGCATTGCTCAAGTTTTTTAGCCAGCACAAAACTGGCTTTTTTATAGCCATTGAAAACCAGCCGTAAGTAGCCAGGTGTTGAGCCAACTTTTCCGGCCAACTCGCCCTGCTGTTCTTTGGTTAAAGAGTCCCAATACGCTTTCATACAATATGTACCTCCGGTGTACATATTACATGATTGAAATGAACCTTCAAGATACTTGTACCTTAACGGTACAAGGGTTTTAATTTCGTTATGAAAACAATCCATGACATCCGGCGGTCTAACGCCAGAAAACTGAGAGATGGTGTTGGCGGGAATTCTTCCTTTGCCACTATGATTGATCGCGAGCCAACCCAGACCAGCAGGTTTATGGGAGATGGTGCTACTAAAAATATCGGTGACAGCATGGCACGACACATCGAAAAATGTTTCGACCTGCCTGTCGGATGGCTCGATCAAGAACACCAGACAACGAACATCACAAAAAAACCTGATGTTTCAATCACTAATAAACAAATCACATTAGTCCCTGTCATATCATGGGTACAGGCCGGAGCATGGAAAGAAGTTGGATATTCTGAGGTTGATTTGAGCACAGCAGAAACGTATCCCTGCCCTGTACCCTGTGGGGAAATGACTTATATCTTGCGGGTGATAGGTGATTCAATGATTGATGAGTACCGCCCGGGAGACATGATTTTTGTCGATCCTGAAGTACCTGCCTGCCACGGTGACGACGTTATTGCATTGATGCACGATACAGGCGAAACCACCTTCAAAAGGTTGATAGAAGATGGGACACAGCGTTATCTCAAAGCGTTAAACCCAAACTGGCCTGAGCCTTACATTAAGATCAACGGTAATTGCTCTATAATTGGTACAGTGATTTTCTCAGGAAAACCAAGAAGATACAAAATCAAAGCCTAATCAATGTTTATGAACCTGCTTCGGCAGGTTTTTTTATACTTGACAATGTACCTTTGAGATACATAATGTACCCAAGCGAAACAACGAACAGGCAGGACGCCCACGAAGTAGCCGCCTGGGGCATATGAAGTCCAGGATGATTCGTTAGCAACAAAAAAGCGCCCTACAGGACGCTTAGCTCTTTAACAATCTGGTCCCCATCAACAAGTAACTGATAACTTGAGGAGATGTGAAATGCACAAAACAGAACCCAAAATCGTCGCGCCTGGCTACACAGATGAGGAAATTTATGAGTGGATGACAAAGAAGCTGGCAGCTATAAACCAGCTTCGTGAAGTGCTGTCTTATCGACAGGAAACAATAGACTCCTTAAAAAAACTGGATCAGGAAATCACGGTTTTATCACAGGATGTTACTTTAGATATTGTGCAGACAAATTAGGATCCCATTCATTTTCGTCAAAATCATCAAAGTGATGAATTTGTGATCTCCAGTCTCGATAATCTAAAAATTTCTGGGCGGTTACGCTTATTTTATCAAGTGTGAGTTCATCCTGAATTGAAAGAAGAAGTTCATCAAATTTCATCTCATTAATCTGTTTTGGCATCCAGTGATGCTTCATCAGAATAAGGTGAACCAGAGCCTTTTTCCCATTCAACTGATTATAGGGAGTGCCGAATTTCTTCCGGTGCTCATGTAAGACAAGGTCCAAAAGAGTAAGTAATGTTGCCCTTGATTCAACTTTGCTTATTTCGACTGATGACACTACCCCACTGATTTCAATGCCCCGATACTTTCCAACATTTTCACAGTGGGATTTGTACAGCGTATAGATATTACCGGACATTTCTTTTCCTTTTGCGTTGTTGGGGATAACCAGATTAACCGAATCCTTGTTGTTGGGGAATAACTAGGTCCACCTCGCCTGATGTGGCTAAAAGCAGGCACATAACAGCTAAGTATTTTCAACCAGAGAGAATCCTTAGCGTTGTGGTGAATGCGGCTCAGCGCACGCGGGTTAAGGTTGAGGCTGACAGTCGACCTTCTGTGGATACCCACCCGCCTGGTGTGCAACCTTCGCCAGGCACCGGGAGGCACCCGGCACCACAACTTTATGCTGTGTGTAGTCTTGGCGGTACCAGCTTATACCCTTGCTTCCGGCTGGTACCGTCCTTTTTACAAAACAGAGAAGAGCATCACCGGACGACGGGCTCATAACCCAATCCATCCGGGCGGCAGTCACCGCAGGTGTTCTTCTCTGTTTTGTGGAGAAACTAACCGACCTTGCAGGGTCGATATGATGAGGAGCAGCAAAATGGCTAGCGAACGCAGTACTGATGTGCAGGCATTTATCGGGGAGCTGGACGGCGGCGTATTTGAAACCAAAATCGGCGCAGTTCTCAGTGAAGTCGCTTCCGGTGTGATGAACACGAAAACCAAAGGTAAGGTCTCGCTCAACCTGGAAATCGAACCGTTTGATGAGAACCGAGTGAAAATCAAACACAAACTCTCATATGTTCGCCCGACTAACCGCGGGAAAATTTCCGAAGAAGACACCACCGAAACGCCGATGTATGTCAATCGCGGTGGTCGCCTGACTATTCTGCAGGAAGAACAGGGACAGTTACTGACTCTTGCCGGTGAACCTGACGGAAAACTCCGCGCAGCAGGTCGTTAATATCGTTTTTAATTAACTGATTATTTATCTCATCACTGAATATCTTTATATAGTGAGGACTTATTATGTCTCAGAACTTAGACGCAACCGCAATTAATCAAATCCATGCCCTTATTTCTGCTCAGGGTGTTAATGAAATTATCAGTAAGATTGGTGCCGATGCTGTGGCATTACCTGAGAATTTCCGCATTCATGATCTGGAAAAATTTAATTTAAATCGCTTCCGTTTCCGTGGTGCGCTTTCCACTGCCAGCATCGATGACTTTACCCGTTATTCTAAAGATCTTGCAGATGAAGGCACCCGCTGCTTTATCGATGCTGATAATATGCGTGCCGTCAGTGTGCTTAACCTGGGTACTATTGATGAACCAGGTCACGCAGATAACACCGCCACACTCAAACTGAAAAAGACAGCACCGTTCTCTGCTCTGTTGTCTGTTAACGGCGAGCGTAACTCCCAGAAGTCACTAGCAGAATGGATTGAAGACTGGGCCGACTATCTTGTGGGCTTTGATGCTAATGGTGACGCTATTCAGGCAACAAAAGCGGCTGCGGCTGTCCGTAAAATCACGATTGAAGCAAACCAGACCGCTGATTTTGAAGATAATGACTTCAGCGGCAAACGCTCCCTGATGGAGTCTGTCGAAGCGAAGACCAAAGACATTATGCCAGTGGCATTTGAATTTAAATGCGTTCCGTTTGAAGGTCTGAAAGAACGTCCGTTTAAATTACGCCTCAGTATTATCACTGGCGATCGTCCTGTACTGGTTCTGCGCATTATTCAGCTGGAGGCGGTGCAGGAAGAAATGGCTAACGAATTTCGTGATCTGCTTGTTGAGAAATTCAAGGACAGCAAAGTAGAAACCTTTATTGGTACTTTCACCGCCTGATTTCATTACTGCAAATGCCCCTGCGGGGGCATTTATGGAAACGTAATTTACTCAATAATCGCCGGATGGTGAGGGATTCTTTTTACCAGAATTCAGCGCGGTGCAGCGCATATACGTGGAGAACAAAATGTCATTTATTAAAACTTTTTCCGGGAAGCATTTTTATTATGACAGGATAAATAAAGACGACATCGATATTAACGATATCGCGGTTTCCCTTTCAAATATCTGTCGCTTTGCCGGTCATCTTTCGCACTTCTACAGCGTCGCCCAACATGCGGTTCTTTGCAGCCAGCTGGTGCCGCAGGAATTTGCTTTTGAAGCGTTAATGCATGATGCAACAGAAGCGTATTGCCAGGACATTCCCGCACCACTGAAACGCCTTCTTCCTGACTATAAACAAATGGAAGAAAAAATAGACGCCGTAATCCGTGAGAAATACGGGTTACCCCCAGTTATGAGTACGCCCGTGAAATATGCCGATCTCATCATGCTGGCAACCGAACGCCGCGATCTCGGGCTTGATGATGGCTCTTTCTGGCCTGTACTGGAAGGTATCCCGGCAACAGAGATGTTCAACGTGATTCCACTGGCACCGGGCCATGCCTACGGGATGTTTATGGAACGCTTTAACGAGTTATCGGAGTTACGCAAATGCGCATGAATGTTTTCGAAATGGAAGGGTTTCTTCGTGGGAGATGTGTACCGCGAGATCTGAAAGTAAATGAAACAGATGCTGAATACCTAGTGCGTAAATTCGATGCGCTTGAAGCTAAATGTGCAGCACAGGAAAACAAAGTAATACCAGTGTCAACTGAACTGCCACCAGCAAATGAAAGTGTTTTGTTATTCGATGCTAACGGAGAAGGCTGGCTAATTGGCTGGCGTTCTCTCTGGTACACCTGGGGACAAAAAGAAACCGGAGAATGGCAGTGGACATTTCAGGTCGGGGACCTTGAAAACTTCAATATCACTCACTGGGCAGTAATGCCAAAAGCGCCGGAGGCTGGAGCATAATGACCACATTTACCAATAAAGAACTGATTAAAGAAATCAAAGAACGAATCAGCAGCCTAGAGGTTCGAGACGATATTGAGCGCCGTGCTTATGAAATTGCTCTGGCATCGCTAGAAGAGGAGCCGGTGGCATGGCTGCATTCAGAAAATGGCTTAGGTATTCCGGCAATAACGAGGAGTAAAAACATTGCTGACAGTTGGTTATCAAAGGGCTGGTATGTTCAGCCGCTATATATAGCCAAGCCAGTGCCGGTGGTGCCAGATGCTCGTCCGTCTTTAAATAATGGCATAGTCGGCTTTGATGAAGGCTGGAACGCCTGCCGCGCCGCCATGCTTAATGGTGCCGAACCTGTAAGCCAGACTTACAAGTTGAACGAGCTGTCGGGCAACTCTCCGGTAACTCCGGATGGTTGGATAAGCTGTAGTGAGCGAATGCCGAACGATAAACAGTATGTTTGGTGTTGGGGTAAGTCTTACGGCTGGACTGAGTACGATACCTTCGAAGGGTATTACGATTGTTCGAGAAACAAATGGTGGGCAGTTACTGACAATGGGGAAGAACCGGCATCGAAAGTAACCCACTGGATGCCGCTACCGGAGCCGCCGCAGGAGGTGAAGTAATGAACAACTTAATGACAACTAAACAAGTCGCCGATTTCTGTGGTGTTTCAGTATCGACAGTTCTTCGCTGGAACAGCGTAAACAGGAGAACTGGCCAGAAATACAGGCCTGACTTTCCAGATCCTGATATTAAATCCTGCCCAAATAAATGGGCATCACACAAGATTTACAGATTTGCGGGAGTGATTGATTAATATGTATTAGCTTAGATGTGAGCTGACACATCTATGATTAGATGCCAAACCTAATCTGAGCGTCCACTCTTTACCAAGAGCGGACGTTACCAATGACAATATGACATGAATCGATAAGATCAAAACATTATCGCCAAGAAATGTCATACCATTGATACAAATAAAATTGATTACCCCCTTACTCTTGTTGAAAAGTTAGTCGTAGAGTACCTATCGCAATGTAATCAGCTTTAATCATCTGAAAATTACTCCTTAAAAATTAGCTTTTATATACTGAACAAATTAAATCTCTGTTTCTTTTCCTGTTCGGCTCAACCAATACTCCATTGTTTGAGTATGAATCTTTTCAGCGTATATTTTATCAATTAATTTATCTCGTTTTTCTTTAATGACTTTACGCAGTGAATCATATAACATAAAAAAACGTTCATCATCTTCCTCATTATTACCATAATTTATTTGATTGAGTTCTGAAAAAATATGATAGCACCTTTTTTTCTTGGTCCCCGGCAATATTAAAACCAAGCCGCATTGATCATATTCAAATTCACCTTTATGGGCAGCAAAGTTATGTCTAACATTCATAATAGAATCATGTAAATCTCTGTATTTTTCTGGCACATGCTTTCTCTGCAATGTGAATCGACGCCCTTTCGCCTCTGTAAAACACTTACCGTAAGTAACAACTTTTGATATAAATAAAGACTTTAATATTAGATTCTTTTCTAAATCAGGATAAATAAAGTGTTGTTCTCTATTAATGTTATTACAAATGTTTTTTATTATATTCTCCCAACCAATAACATTCCGAAGATCTTTATCCAGCAACTGTAAGGCCACATATTGTTCTACAAAGCGGCCTTTTAAAGGTATTCGTGGTAATATTACACCTTTCTGCTTATAAACTCTTTCTATCGTATTATCTGGATATTGGATCTTCCTTATTTCTATTCCGTCTTCTTCTGATACCCTTACTAATGGTTCATTTTTTAACTTTGACATGTTAACCCTCTTAAATAAAAAACTAACTTTATCCAGATAGTGTCCGTTAAGAAGTTTTCGTTACAACTAAGTTTCTAGGTAAATCATGAATCAACCTATAGTATCAAAAACATTTGGTGGTAAACATCTGCATTTATCAAATAGCAGGAGCGATTTAGGGGCATAGGGATAGTGATGATATCTATACCCGTGCCCTCTTATGTCAACACAATGGCGTAAACTTAACGCTCACATCTCGCTCAAAGTGTGCTAGGGGATTTGGTTATGTTCAGGTGATACAAACCGTCAGTTTGAATCAGAGATAGTACAATTAACAATCGATTCAACCCTCTTCCACCATGCCAGGTAAGCTTTACGCTGTTCTTCTAGATAATCGCTCTTATCATAAACTTGCCATACCCCTGGCAGCTTATGACCAAGCATAATTTCTGCGATATGAGGCGCAGTAAGATCAGAAAAATTTGTTCGTGCTGTCCGTCTCAAGTCATGAAGAGACCAATGAGGGAATTGATATCCTAAACGCCGCCACGCGTACTGCATTAAATTGTAAGGCAGCGACTGTAATGATGTCCTACCGACTGGCTCCCTGCTTCCTTCCTTAGTAAAAAGCATATCGGAACCGTTGTTCATAGAGATAACGTATTTTATAAGCTCTTCAACCGGTTCAATAATGGGCCGCTTTAGCGGTTCGCCTGTTATGTCCCCTGTCTTATGTCGTTCAGGTGGTACAGTCCATACCTTATTTATGAAATCAAAATCACCCACCCTAGCAGTAATTAGCTCCGAACTACGGCAACCAAAATGCAGTAATAGTTTAATGAAGGCCCGGTATTTGGGAACCATTCTAGAGCCATCGATCGCAGCATAAAGAATTTTAATTTCATCGTGTGTCAGAAACCGTTTCTTCTGACCTTTACGGATATCCATATCTTTACCCGTGATATCCGACAGCGGGCGAGTTTCAATAAGCTTTCTCTTATACGCCCAGACATGGGCCTGCTTTGCGTTAATTAGCAATCGGTCTGCTATTGCTGGAGTCTTAGTGCTAAGAGGCTCCAGGACTTCTAACCAATCATACAATGTAGCTGCATCGTGAGGGATATTCCCGATTTTAGAGAACAGGTGCAGCTCAAACGAGCGGAGTATCTGTTCAGAACCCTTTTTATTTTTTACACAATATGCTTCATACCAGGCACGGATCACAGACTCTACCGTCATGGCTTCAGTAGCTTTTCGTTTTTCAGCCTGCTTGACCAATCGTGGATTACGGTTTGACTCGAGTTCACCACGGAGACGGATAACTTCTTCTCTGGCCTCTTTTAATCCAGTTGCCGGGTAAGTTCCGATATCAAGACGCTCACCTTTCCCTGCCCATTGATAACGATATTGAAACACTACGCGACCTTTCGGTGATACTCTGACAGACAGACCATCACGATCGGATTTAACCAAAACCTTATCACGTTCCTTTCCAACGACTGAACGCAACCACGCATCAGACAGCGCCAT